GCATTTAACCAGACCGCCGCAGCGGTCGAGCAGTTCCGCCGGCATCCAGGCCGGGACGGCCCCTCGGATAACCCGCCTAGTCCTGGGCCTGGTCGGTTCCGGTTCCGTCAATATCTGGCTCATCCCCTTCGTCACCTAAGATCACCTCAAATTCAATACTTCTGGCGAATTCATTGCAGGCCCCGTCCAGGACCTCCTCCAAAGCCGCCACCAGCGCCCGGCTTTTTTGGGGGTCCCCGCCGACCTTGGTCACCAGGTCCAGAGCGCCCGCCTCAAATTGGGACTTCAAGCCGGAATGCAGGGCCATGGCCCTGGCGGCCAACTCCTGATCGACCTGCTCACGCAAAATATATTTGCCCTCCATGACGGAGGTTTTTATTTCCTCCCGCTTGGCCGTGGCTTCCTTAATGCGGATCTCGGCCTCATCTTTCCGGCGCTGCCGGTCTTCGGCATCTTTAACCCGGCCGTCCGGAGTGGTGGACAGAGGCAGGCTGGCGGCATAGCGGTCAACATCCCGCCTCTTGAACTTTTTGTCGGTCTTTTTTATCTTCCCCTGGCCAATATCCTTATAAAGCTTACTTTTTTCGATCTGCCTGCCAGACTCCTGCAGATAGACCAAAACCTCGCCGACGTTTTTGAAAATTTCCGGCCCTTCGTTGCTGTTCATGGCGTTCTCCAACATGGTTGTGGCCCGTTGGAGAGCGGACAGGTTGGCGCTGGAAGGATCTTCCTTCACCAACCGCTTGGCCATTTCCTTGGCCTGCAGGAGGACCGGAATATCAGTCCCCGCGCTCTTGGCCAATAGCGATTCCATGACCGCCCTCTCATCCGTGCCGGGAGGCGATGATTCAGCGTTCATGGTAAAATTTCCCCCTATTAGCGCCATCTTGACAAAACATCTAACGAAGGGCAGATTATTCCATGGCGGCTGGTGTTGCTTATCCCAATACCTACCGTCAGGGCGGGATGGTACTTCCACTACCATCCCGCCCAACCTCTTATGGTCAACTCAATTCGTCAAACAAGCGGCCGTCAGATTCCCGAAAAGCCTGTTTTCCGGTGAAATTTTGCCACCTTACAATTATTCGGTGGGCGTATTTAGGCTCTATCTCCATCATGGCGCACCGCCGCCCCAGGATTTCGCAGGCTATAAGCGTAGAGCCAGAGCCCCCGAAGGAATCCACCACCAAGCCCTTAGTCGGCGACGAATTACTCACCATCGGCTCAACCAGGGCCACCGGCTTGGTTGTCGGGTGATCTTCCGACCTGGCCGGCTTCGGGACCTCTAAAACTGTTGTTCCCACCTCCTCTATTTTCAAGTCCTGGCCAGTTATCCGGTAAACACGGCCGTCAATTAGAGCCTGCCAGCCCCCGTCTTCATCCTGAGAGAGGCCAGCCAGACTCACTTCGGTGATCGTTTTTTGTTTGCGGTTGCCGAACCATTTATGAGCCGCCTCGGGCTTCCAGCCGTAAAGGATAGGTTCGTGCTGCCAATGATAATCTCCGCGGCCCAAAACCGCCTGGCTTTTTTTCCAAATTATGCAGGACGCGAATCTGAGCCCGGCCCGGCAGAACGCCTGCCTGAAGGACAACCCATTGCCCGCCTCCGAATGAGCCACATAAATCGCTCCGCCTGGCCGCAGGGCCTCCCTCATCCGGACGAAGGCGCTATACAAAAATTCGTCAAAATCGGCCGCCGACATTTTATCGTTCTTAATCGCGCCGGCCTTGCCGTGATAATCGACGTTATACGGCGGATCAGTCCAGACCATGACGGCCTGTTCACCTTTCAACAAATGCCCCATGGCCAGGACGTTCAGGGCATCACCGCAAAGCAGACGATGCCTCCCGAGGCACCAGAGTTCCCCCTCGCGGACCAGGGGAGTGTCGGGGATCTCGGGCAAGGCTTCCGGGTCATTTTCAACCGCCGCATGTTCCCGGAGCAGCTTGTCCAGTTCGCTCTGTTCAAAGCCGGTGAAAGTGATATCGAAGCCTGAAAGCATTAACTCTTCGATTTCTTTGGCCAATAATTCTTCGTCAAAGCTGGCCCAAGTTGCGGAACGGTTTACTAACAGACGGAAAGCCTTGACATGGTCCGGGGAGAGATCATCGGCCAGCAGGACCGGCACCGTGTCCATCCCCAGGGATAGGGCGGCTTTAAGGCGCAGGTGGCCGTCCACCAGTTCCCCATCGCTTCTGGCCAGAACCGGAATCCGGAAGCCGAACTCTCTGATCACGGCGGCCATCCGATCAACCGCATGGTCGTTTTTTCTGGGATTGCCGACATAGGGCACCAGCTTGGAGATGGGCCAATATTCGATTTTCATTTCATGCGCCGACATTTCCCCTCTTTTTCGCTATCAATTTGGCCAAGCCTTCAGGCTGGAATTGACATATACAGCATATACCGATCTCGGTAGTCCGGCCGCCCATACTCTCAAGGTAGCAGGCCGGAAACTTATTACTGACCCCATCCCAATCTTTAAGCATATACTCCCAGGTCGCCAAGCTGTGCCGGCAGCGGACAACCTCCTGGCTTTCAGCTTCACCGCCACCCTCCAATACAGCCGTTTCCGTTCCTTCCGAGGGCGGCAACTCAGATCGAACTCCCACATTCCTCGCCGGCGCCTTTTCCTCCCTCTTAGGAAGGGCACCCCTGACCCATTTTTCGAGGTCAACGCCGAGCCCCACGGCTTCCCCGGGATCTTTGCCCAGGGGAACCGGCCAGCGTTTCGCCTGAGAGTATTGGTCCCTCCACCATAGCCAGCCTTGGTACCCGGGCCGATTGCCCTTTTCATCAGCCGCATCAAGGTCCAGGGCCACCAGAATCATCGGCGCTTTGGCCAGATACTTGTGAGCCGTCACATCCGGCTTGCCTCGGTAGGTAAGAGCGGCCATAACCCCAACTTTTCCGCCACAGGCGAAGTGGACGGCCATGGCGCAAAGTTCGGCTTCCACGACCACCCAGACCGCCCGGTCGGCGGCAACAGAAGTAGGCGGCAATAACATCGGGGCCTGGCAGGAGCCGTTCAACATCATAAATTTTCGGCCTTTATCCTCGATGTCGGCAGCCAGGCGGCGTATCCGCAGGCGATGGACACTTTTAATTCCCTCAGAATTCAGCCCCCAACAGGGAATAGTGATCCCTCTCGGAATCCATATTGTTTTTTTAATCTTATCGCCATGTTCCTCGTTGGGCAGACCAAAAACAGAACGAGGACGAAAGCGCCCCTTTCCCTCTTTGTCATCACCAGTCAGGTAGCCGAGACCATATTGTTGTGCCGCTTCCAGGGGTAATCCGCGACCGGCCAGATACTTTAGGCCAGCCTCCAGGGAAAGCAGGGACATCTGAGCCTCCAGCGCCAGCTTAGTTGCGGCCGTCTGCCATTTTTCCGAGGGCAGCGGCCAGACCGTCGGCGTCCAAACTGGTGCTGCGGCGGGAGCCCGCTGCGCCAAAGGGCGCCTCGAGCGCCCAGACAACTCTATTTTTAATTCCCGGCAGGCATCAACGAAACTTAAACCGCGAGCATAGACCAGGAGTTCAATCACATCCCCCCGCCTGTCGCACTGGCGGCACCACCACGTGCCGATGACCCCGGCCTTCCTGGCCGCCCCGCCGCCCTCCTGATCCGGCCAAACCCGGAAGCGGTCATCGCCGCCACAGACCGGGCAAGGCCCGGCCCATTCCGGCCCTTTAGGCCCTCCGCTAGTGACCCGTTTATAACCCCGGGAGCCGAGATAATTATTCAAAATATCCAATATCAAACCGCTCATTTCAAAACTCCCAAAAAGACCGGAAACCTCCCGACTATTCTAAACACCACCAAACTACAACAACTTGTTTTCCTTACTCTTTTAATAATTTTAGGAGGATGGGAGGATTAAACACGATTATATAAATATCGCAATCCTCCCTTTTCACGCGTGCGAGAACGTCAAGGTTTAAACTCCCAAACTCCCAAACCTAAACAGGCCAAGACTTCGCCCCGAGGCGAACACAGGGATGGTGGGAGGATCGCACCGTGTCAGCGCCGTTTTTCATTTTCTGCCTCCAGGAAATCTTGATAGTCGGAGCGGACCGCATCTTTTATCGTAACCCCACGATAATGCATGACATTCGATTTAAAGCTGGAGATACCCTTCCGCTCCAGGGCCTGGGTAAAGCCCTTTGGCTTAAAAGGATAGACATTGCCCAGGCTTTTCTTGCACCACCAGTTGCAGACGGCCAGGAGTTCTGCGACCGGAATTTTTGTTTTCCAATCCCCGACGGTCGGAGGCTCCTCCAGGACGCAGCATTCATGGAGGAACTGGCCGATGTCGTCAAATTGATCACGCTGTTCTTGGGTATATGTCATAACCTTTTCCGGTGGTGCCAAGCCATTTTCCAGATAATCCAGGCAGCCCTCCACGAGCCGGGCCAGAATGCCAGGGGCTTCCGCGAGCATCTTCTGGAATATTCGCGGGTCCCGTTTGCGCTCGTCAGGAGCCCGGGGAACATCGACAAAGCGGATCGGCCAATGCACAAAGAGCGACCTGGTCCAGAAAGCATCGTCATCTGACTTCATCCGCGGCACCTCATTTGTCAAAAAGAACAAGAGGTGGGTCTGCTGCCAGGTTGTCATGTGCTTGTCGTTAATTCCCCGGGCCGTAATAAGCGATCCGCCGGTCAGGTCTTTTAAAAGGCTTGTAGCAATACGCTGCCCAGACTCGCCCTCATTGACGAAAGCGAATTTCGCCCCGCGCAGAGCGATCTTGTCGGGCTCGGGCTGGGAGCTGGACCGCTGGAAAGTCGGCTGCATGAGCATGGCCGAGGGCACCTTGATTGCTAATTTATACCCCATGACCGCGACGATTATTTTCATCAACGTATCTTTGCCGTTGCGTCCGCGGGGGCCGTGAAAGATGGCCCAGACATGTTCGTCACGGTTTCCCAAGAGGCCATAGCCCAGCAAGCGTAAAATAAAACTGACCATTTTCTGGTCGCCGTTGAAACTGGTGCTGAGAAACTCATCGAAAACGCGGCTGGTGGCTTTCAAACCTTCCCAGGGCGTTGGGCAGGCGTTCAGAATATACTGCTCCGGCCGGCCAGGCTGACATTCCCCGGTTGTCAGATTGATAACCCCACTAGGGCAGGCCACCAAGTATTCTTGCTTGTCAAGTTCATCGCCCTTAATTGCCAGAGCCTCATCAATGTGGGTGGCCGCCATCTCCAGGACGTTTTCCCAGCCGGCCTTATCCCGGAGAATATTAAGCCGCCGGCGGGTCCTCTTCGCTAAATCGCAGTTCGCCTGCTCTGCCACCTCCGGGCTTTCGGCCAGGATACGTTCATACTGGCCGCAAACACCTTCGACCGCGGCCCTGGAGCGGCCGTTATTTATATCATCATCCCAGTGCTGGCCATTGAATACCAGCCATCGGCCCCAAAGGTGAACAAAAGTAAATTGCTTCCGGTGCAGGGCGGCATAGAGCGTGGCATCTCCGACCCGGTTGGAATCCAGGCAGTCGATGAGGAAATCAAGAGGCAGCGCGGCCGGCTCTTCGGCCTTCACCTCTTGGCCTTCGGCCTCTTCCCGGACCCTGGTCGCCACCATTTCGGCATAATCGGTCTTTTTTTCAGCCATACATCACCCATGTTTTATGCCAGGGACGAAGCCGCCAGGCGGCGGCAGTTTCCATTTTTCCGCGGCCTTTTTCCATCGGTCCTGAAAAAAGGCCGAGATGTAGGCACCCGTACCCTGAATGCCGGCCGGGAAGGACCCGCCAGAGGCGGGGGGCCTGGGAGTTTTGGTCGGGTCCTCGAGCGGGTGAGGATAGAAGGGGAGGGACTTTTGCGCCAAAAGATAAGAAACTAAAAAGAGTAAGCCTTAACAAAACTGTGGGACAATGGCGGGACAAATTGCAGAGGCGGGGAAAATAAAAGGGCTGGCTTGATAAATGGTTATCAGCCAACCCGTTGAATTTGTTATGGTGCCGAAGGGGAGACTCGAACTCCCACGGGGGAACCCCCACTAGACCCTGAAGGGGAATCA